CGAGAACACGGGGTTGCCCTGCGCGTCGGTCCCGGTCTGTGACCAGTTCAGGCTGTTGCCTTGCGCGTCGGTCTGGTTGACTCGGTTAAAGGCTGCGTTCTGAAACGCGTTCTGCGTGTTCTGCGTGTTGGCCTGATTGGCGACCGCGCCGACGTTGAGCGGTTCCGGCTTCTTTGGCGACTTGAACAAGCTGCCCATTTATCCACCTGCATTGATCTGGGGTCATCGCGAACACAAACGCGTCGTTATGACGGCCTGCGCCGTAATAGCTGCGGGCGATGCCCTCAAATTTGAAGCCGAACTTCGGGGCCGCCCGCTTTATTGTGCTGTTGGTGCGCGCGGTCCTGACCTCGAGACGATGCACGCCCCAGGCAAGAAACACCGCCGCAAACATCTCTTTGAACGTGTCGTTGCTGCTGCGCCCGTATAGGTGCAACTCTGCCGTCGTCTCGCCGCGCCATGTGATCAAAAAGCAGCCGCGCAACACGCCATCGCTATCCACGATGCCAAGCACGACGCGAGGCGTTTGCAGCGCCGTCACGCCGAATTTCTGCTCAAGCCAAGCCAGGATCGTCTCATCATGACCCGTGACGAGCTTCACAGGTATTCCCCCGGCTCATGCAGGATCACGAAACCCTGAATTCGCATGGTTTCTTCGGACGTGTTGTCCGTGCCCCACTCACCCTCACCCCATGCAGCCAAGCCCCAGCCTGACGTGTCGGCGTTGACGCCCGTCTGGGCTTGAAACTTCAGGCTCCCAAAGGTGCCGAGCGCGAACACCGTCGCCCAATCGTTGATCTGCACATCCGCGCCGCCCCAGGCCGCAACGTCCCAAGACGAGCTATCCCAAAGCGCGGCGGTGCTGGTCGGCGTGCTGTTGAGCGTGGTTAGGCTTTGCGTCTCGACGAAATCAATCGAGATGCCGAGGGACGGTCTATTCGTGCCGTTGGCCGTTATCAGCGGCTTCAACATTGAGAACCGCTTCAACGTGGCTTGGCCGAAGGCTGAATAGGCTGTCTGCCCAATGGCCGTGATTGGCAGGGACACATCAGACCGCCCGGTGTCAGCCCGGAACACTTCGCCATCTGCCCCGGCGAAATAGAGGTTGTCGTTATAGACGGCCCAGGTCAACGCGTTGTGGTTGTCGTACTCGCACCATGCGCCCGTCAGCGTATTCATGACGAACTGCTTGGCAGCCGAGCCTTCCGCCGTGGGAATGTTGACGATCAGCCGCGTGCCCTTGGCGTAGCCGCACAACTCCCAGCCCCAATTGCTCGAATAGCTCAACGATGCTTCGTTGAAGGCTTGGCTAATCCGTTCCGAAATGGCCACCCGCTCGGCTTGGCTCTGGTCCACCGAAAGCAGCTGGCTAAGCGGAAACACCCCCTCAACCGTGATCAGCAGCACATCCGCGCCGAAGCGCGTAAAGCAGCGCCGGCCAATGGGTGTGGGAACATCGAATGTGCCGACCAACGACCATGTATCCGCCGAAGCCGGGTCCGTGCCCTGGTAGAGCGCCACCTGGCCACGGCTCGATATTGCCACAAGGTAGTCATCCGCGCCGCTGCCGCCGTCTCGGGTCCATGTCGCCAGCGCCAGCAGATATCCGCCCCGCGTAAACAGCGAGCCAAATTGAAACTCACTGGCTGAGCCCGCTACGGCTTCCGTGCCGAGGTACGCCGCCTTGGTGCTGTTGTTCAGCACAAACCAAATGCGCTTCTTGTGACTGATGACGTGAACCGCATCCGCCGCCGTAATGCCGCTAATGCTCGGCGCGGCCCAGGTTGAGCCGTTGTAATGGATCGGCGCATCCGTGCCGTTGACCATGAACAGGTAATGGCCGGCGCTGGTCGTGTGGTTGCACCATTGCCACCGATCCTCGGTCCCGGATGCGTAGCTGAACACGGCCGCCGTCGCGCTCGTCACGTTCCAGACCGCGCCGCCGGCACAGGCGAACATCTTGGAGCTCGACGGGCCTTGCCAGATCGGCAGCGTCTCAACAATGGGCTCATCAACCGTGTAGACGGTCAGCGTTCCAGAGCCTGCCGCCGTGATATCCACGACGCTGCCGCCCTCGGTTGCGGATACCTTGAACGTGTTGGTTGCGCTGTCGCGGATGTAGTAGGTGCGAGACGACTGCAGTCCGCTCGGGAGCGAGGTTTCAGCGTGAAACTTGACGCGGGTCGCGTCGGCAAGGCCGTGGCCGTTTGACGTAAACGTGTCGGTTGACGTGTTGAGGCTGCTGACGGTCTTGGGGTTGGAGCCGATGTCGTAAGCGTGGCCGCGAAATCCCTTGCGCACCTCCACATAGCCGGGCTGGGGAAACCAGTTCTTCAGCTGCACCGCGTTTTCT